ATAACATGTGTATAGTGTACACAAACTTTCTTCTGTTTTAAATACGATTCTTGTTGCTTTATGTATGCTTCTACTTGGTCTTTCGTTGCTTTTCCGCCTTGCGCGGTAATATGTACTCGTGCTTCTCCATCTAACCGTGACCATTCAACTTCTAACTTTAAATCTTCCATCTCTTGATAATATCGTAGCTTCTCTAGTAAAGAAGACCAGTATATATACTTCGACGGTTGCTCCAACATTTCCTGCTGCAAAATAGACTCGTTGATTTTTAATTCATTACGCATATCGAAGGTTAGTTCTTGTCCAGACTCGTCCCTTATGCGTAAATTCTGAAAATCAAGGTTGTCCACATTGATGTCTATCAAACGGCATTCTCCTCCTTTTAAATAGAATAGAGAAGACAACTATCATCTTCTCTAATTATAATACCACTATTCTATTAATAATGCAACTACTTTTTTTAAAGTTTATTTATTTTTTTAACAAGTCTTAGCTGGAACGAATCTTTAGAGTAGTGTTTGAAGTGCGGGTTGCCTTTGACGTTCTTAATCATGTCGTTAATATTACTCCATGAGCCATTAGCCCAGTCTTTATGATTATCGCAGAGAAGATAGTATTTATCTTGCGCCGGAGTTTTGGTGATAGTATATGTACCACTCTTTAGGATAATAATATCACCTACTTGGTAATTTTCAACTTTAGCTGGTTCGTTTATGATAATACGCATTTTATTCTTCCTCCTTTTGTTTATACCATTCTTTTTCTACTCTGTCTATCTTTTCTTTATGTATAACATCTTCACATTTCTTACACTTATACCTAGTTGTTGTAATTACTAAATTGTCGTTTCCATCTCTTACTGATGCAATTGTTTCATACTCACCTTCATAGTCATGTGGACAAAATAGCTGCGTAAAGAATTTAATCAAAATATATCCTCCTCGTGATAGTCATGTTCTAACTGTCTAATAACTTCCATATGAAAACTAGTAGTTCTAACTAAACCCCAATCAAATTCGTTCTTGTGTCGATACACATAACAGATGCCATTCCACTTATATTCAAAATCCCCTTCGTAATAAACTCTTCCTGTCTCCATTTAACTTCACCCCTTATTTAAATTTAAAGACAATTTTAAAGTTCTCCACTCTTCTAGTGTCATCTTAGGATGTTTTGTTTTAATCCATTCAAAATCTGCTTTCTCGTAAACGCTTTTCATCCATCTTACATCTAATCTATTACCACCATACACACGCCATTCTTTGTAGCCACCTACGTTTGTACTAACTGTTACCGATGCAGCCGCCATTATAATTCCTCCTCTGTGTCCCATCCCCACCCTACATTCTCTTGGAACTTGTCAATGTCTACGTATTCGATTAGTCCATAAGCTTTTTCATTCGGGTCTGGGTCAGGGTCTATAAATAGTACACCTACATACCCTTCAAATAAATCCACTTCTCTAATCTTACATTTTACTTGTAGATTTCCTAGCCACTCCATTTCTAATATATCTGCGGGTAAGGTACAGTAGTGACCTTTTAAGCTGTTACACAACTTTACAAGCTTGTCCACTTCTTTTTTAATATTTAGTAAGTTAACTTTAGCCATTACCATTCACCTACTTTCGCTACTTCATCTATACCTACAAAACTTACTGATGGGTAGTTATTTTCTAAAGGGTCTAAATATTTCAACGAAACCATATGCCCGTCTAGCTCATATTCTGACACTATGCATTCCACCATAATGTCGCTATCATAGTAGCTATTTAGTTCATTTAATGGCATCGTAATCTTTTTATCTATTAGAGAATCCATAGCTACTACTATATCATCAAAAGCATCATCGTACTTATCAGAGAATCGTTTAAAATCTTTTTTACTAATCATTCTGCACCCCCGGTAGTAAACTTCTTCTATTTTCATCCACTAGTTTAATAAGGTCAAACCTAGAGTGACCGAAGCAATGGTCATGGTCTTCGAGTACATACACGCATCCTTTGTACTCATAAGTTTTTCCGTAGTCATAATCCGGGCTACCCATACCTGATTCTAAAATAACATCATCCATATCCACCAATTGCCAACTAGGTTTATCAATCCCAAACACTTCGATAGCTATACTAAATGGCGGTTCCTCTTTTTCTACTCGTTCTTCAAATGTAACCCCTTCTGATTCCAAAAACACATCTTTATCTGATACATACCCTATGTACGTTCCTTTATAAAACATGTTATAGTTCATTTTAATGTAACCTTCCTTTTACTTAGCAATCCTTTAATTCCATTGTCGTACTCAACAAATATGAAGTAAGTGCCGTATTCTTTTACACTTTCTAATGTATACAACTTTCTACCAAACATATAAACTGTGTCATAGTCTGCTTCGAATTTTGAATTATCTTGATAAATTTTATGACCTTCATCATCGTAAATCATTGTTGTACTTTTACCACTAGAAAAGTCATACGTCGTAAATACTTTAATCATTCTCTCATCTCCTTTTCTTCTCCAATAACAAATGTGTGCGGTACAGTATGCGCTACTAAGTCTCCTGTTGATATTCCAGTGAAGAATACTAAATCGATTGTCA